CTCTCATTCCAGGTTACACTTATTTTCCTACGAGCTTTATATTGCTAAAATTAAATTTCCGCGTCGTTCAGTTTTGAATTTTTTATTTTATCGAGAAGCTAGAAAGAAGAGGATGAATTTTACATGGGGATACTGCTCTCGACACCGCAGTGAATGCGAGTGCACTCTTACATCAGTTTTTTCAACTTTTAATCCTATTAAACGCTGTAAACGAGACTTTCGTCGTTTAGACGATATGTATGCTGATATTTACGCTACAGTAGTTGGTGATTATTATGTCTCGGATTCTCAATTGTATGCTCGTCAGAGCCGACATTGGGAGGCTTATAAGCAGTTTTATGTTGAGTATTATAGTAATGATTCTCAGATTTCTCTAAGACCAATGACGAATCATATGAATGTACCTCAGGCTACGAACTTATTTCCTACGACTTCTTATGAGTTTTATGTGAAGTCAGTAGTTAATTACTATCTTTATGCAAAATTGGAACTTAATAGAGATGCTATGCGGCCCGGCTCACTCCAAGCACTTTGTATGGAGCGAGTGGATTGGCATAATATTATTTATGGTGCTATTCAGGGAAAAAAAATGTTATATTACACCACTAATAATATTTCGATACCGAAGCAGTTGAAAATAATGCAAAGTTTTGATGTGGATGGAAGCGTTCGTGGAGAGTCTTTTGGAGTTTTACGTCCTTTAGTCTCTTCAGCTCTTTCTATGTTAGAACGAGCTTTAGATATGGAACAGTTAGTTGGGAAACAGAAATTTAGATATGATCCTAGGGACCTATTACAGTATACGAAATTAGGTACTAGTGGAGGTATTATTCCTACGGCGGCATCTAAAGTTGTTGTAGATGGTACTACGTATAGAATGAAAAATGCCGGTATGAAGGGTTTGTTGTTTGAATCGTGTGCTAGACAGTTGCATACAATTATCATGAGAATATGTAAAGAGAAAAAATTTGTATTTCAGCCTATATGTGTCACTAAGATAAAACAAGAGTGGCGATATATTCATGAAAAACCAGTAGAGGATCTTGATGAAGCGAGTTTAAAAGCTCGGGATTTTTTTATTCCTTTTCTGACTTTGGTTTTGGGATCGGACGTTGTTTATCGGTTCCGGATGTTAAAAGAAAGGGGAAATGTAATCCGAATTGGGTCTACCGCTTGGTATGGTTCTTGGTACGAACTGGCGAAATATTTAAATTATGATAATGAAGATATATTTTGGATAGAAGGAGATATCACAGCTTTGGATAAGCATATTAAGGATTGGCAGCTGTATTTATATTTTGCTGCAGGTATGAGATATTTTGATTGGAAATCCATGAATAGACAACAAACTCGAGTTTTAAAAACATTAATTAGGCTTTTGATGTATCATGCAACTAATAAAGTAGTACTTCATGTAGGATCGTATTGGCGTTTTGTTCGGGGTATTATGTACTCAGGAGGTAAAGAGACTTCTCATGGGGGAAGCTGGATTATGGCATTTATTTTTTATTTATATGTTAGCCATACCATGAAGAAGTATCCGCATTTGAAAGATATTATTAGTAAATGCGTAGATGAAGGGTATATAAGAATAGTAGTTTATGGGGATAATCATATTTGTTGTTTTCCAAAGTTCTTGAGAGGAGTATTTGGGGTAGAAAGTTGGTCGGCTTTTTTGAGTAAATTTTGTGATATGGACCTTAGAGATCAAAGAGAATTTGATACCTTCTTGACTATTCCGAATTATAAGACTGGTGGTATTATAAAACGTGGTCCTATCTTTTTGAAAAGATATTTTATAGTTAATCCAGATAAAAATCCTTTTATGGCAAAAATTATTCCTTATAAGCCCATAACTGAAACATTGTTAAGAGCTTTGACATGTGAAGAAGAAGACGCTCCTCTGGGATTAGTTCTTAAGTGTATAGGCCAAGCATGGGATACTATGAATACGAATCCCGTTGCATATGATGTGATAAAATACGCTTATCAGAGATTAATTTCTTATGGAGTAGTTAAAACCCCCAGAGAGATGTTGGAATCCTACTTGAAGAACCCGAATGCTCAATTAAAGATAAATAAAATGATGCGAAGACTGGGAATGACCGCTGATGAGATCTTTTGTCGTTTTCCTTCGAGAAGAGTCTTGTCTAGAAGACACTATTATCGTCCAGAAAT